AAGCTCGGGAATGCCGGTATGCAGTCCGTGCCAGACCTGCGTGGCCGGCGTCAGCATCGAATCCATCGCAGCGGCAAACCGCGGCAGAGCACGCTGCGCCGTCGAGTCGAAGATCTTCTCTGACCGCTTCTCACCCGGCGTGCGCCAGCCTGTCATCTCGGCCAGACTCGGCCATACGCGCTCGGCGACTTCCTGCCAGTGCTGCTCCCAAGTGCCGCGAGCACCCTTCAGCCGGTCATAGCCTTGCAGGACATCATATGCGCGTGAGTCTGCCATGGCTTACCTCAACGGAAACGGCGCAATCGGCGCGGTGAATGCAGCGGTGTAGCGGGCAACGCCTTTGGTAATGCGGAGGTCGTCGATGTAGCCCGACGTATCTCGTGAAGATGGAGCGAACCATCCGGCGGCGACATAAAGCGCGCCCCCAACGCTTACGGTGTATGACGTTACAGAGGACGCTTCTAATGCCCCACCAACAAAAATTCTGGTGGTGCCGCTAGCCCGAGTTACCGCCACATGATACCAAGCGCCGGTGGAAAACGCGGTTGTTGAGGTAACGATAGGCGAAGCCAAGCCGCCGCCAGAATAAAACTCCAATTTATTTGCGCTTCCCCATTGAAGCGTCCAAACTTCGTTGCCTGTACTGCTAGCGTTTCCTTTTGAAATTACCGCATCTGTCGTGGTGGTGGATGATGGGTTAAGCCACATCTCCACGGTAAAGTCGCCAGAGCCAAACTCCCAGTTTTGACCTGCCGGAACAAGCAACCAATCCCCCGTCCCGTCGAACGCAATGGACGCTCCGTTCCACTTGCTCTGTGCCGTGCTGATCTGCGCATTACCTACGGTCTCAAGGTTGTTTTTGGCAGTCGCGTCAAGCACACCTGCGTTGGTGAAATTAAGCAAAAGCGAGGTGTTGGTGATAGCGGTAAGGGGTGCGGTCGGGACGGTAATGCTTGTGTTGCCGACACCGTAAACGTCCGTGCCTTTGACGATGCGCAAACTGGAAATGTAGCCCGTGAAATACGTTGAATTGGAGACGGCATATCCCACTCGCGTGAGATTTCGCGTTGTCGGAAGGGTATACGCAGCGGCGCTAGTGCCGACAGAAACGCCATTGAGCCATACGCGGGTTGTGGTGCCGTTATAGCCCACCGCAACGTGATGCCACGCGCCCGCAGCGGGAGCGGTTGTGGAGATAGAGGTAACGCTTCCAGATGTGTTGAAATCCCATCGCAAACTGCCCGAAAGCACAACCAACATATATTCGTGGCCGTTTACAGCAGACCAACTTGCATCGCCGCCGCCTCTGTTAAAAATAACAGCGTCTCCCGCCGCCGACTGATAAAACCAACCTTCCACGGTAAAAGTTGTATTAAGGTCAAGCGCGGTACCGTCAGCCACCCCAAGGTAATCCCCGTTTCCATCAAAAGACCCACTCCCGCCATTGGCGGCTGCGCTGTACGCAGTCCCGGAGGCGGGCGGGAACGGCGAAAACGTACCTTGCGTGGTGTTGCCGTTACGGGTAATCGTGAAGTTGTTGGTGGACGAGTCAAGGAACGTGTTGTTCTGCGCTCCGTTCGTGCCGTTACCGGGCAGGAGCAGCGTCGTAGACGAAAAGAACGGGTCGCTCGGGAGACCGACGCTTGTGCGGTCAATCGTCCGCAGCGCCGTGCGGCCGTCAGTGCGCGGCCAAGTGCGCATCAGAAGCCCGCAGCAGGGATTCGCAGCGCCTGAGCGTAGACCGCCGTGGCCGTCGCGATGTTGCAGCGAATCTCGCCGGCACCCAGGTCGAAGATGCCGCCACCGTCAGCCGTCAGCGTCGTGTCTGTGCCGACCGTCTGTGCAGTGCCGTTCGGCCCTTTGCATTCGAGCTTGACCGTGCCGCCACCGAAAGTCGCCTGTACGCGAAACTCGCCGCGGCCACCCGGCCAAGCAAACCATGATCCGGTTGCCGAAGCATTCGATGCGAGCGTAATTGCCGTTGCCATGTTTGTCTCCGTTAAGCCGCGACGGCCTTGATGACCGCGAAGGAAAGCACAACAGCTTCGGACAGGCTGCCCGAGGTCTGGCAGTTGAAGAGCGTGATGGAGCATGAGCCAGCCGCCACAGCGCCCGCGCTCACCAGGTACGCGCCCGCCGTGCCGCCGGACTTGACGCATACGGCCACCACATCGGTCGCTGCGATCGCGCTGTTCGTCAACGTGAATGCGACAGGGGTCTGGTGCGCCAGACTCGCGGCATCCATTGTGATTGTGCCGCAAATCTTATTCAGCGTGACGCCAGTGGCCTTACTGGTGGCCTGAGTGACCGTACCGCCCGCGCCCGTTCCATAGCCCACGCCGGCCGTCTCATTGATGGACTTGATTGAGCTGCTGCCCGTAGCCGCGCCCGTGAGTGTGGTCACGCTCGAGACCGTGAGCGCGCCCGCAATGCTTGCGGTGCCCGCCTTCGTGACGCGGAACTTGCTGACGCTGCCGACTTGCAGATCGATCAGGTCGGAGCCCGCATCGGATGCCGTATCAGTGACATCGATCTTGAAGGCATCAAATGCCGTCAGGACGTCATTCCATGTGACCGTGATGTTCGGTAGCGCCCCGCCGACCAGTGCAGCCGGGGTCACCTTCTTGGTCTCGCTGGCACCAAGGTCGACGATCGGCAGGGCGTCAGCCGTAGCGGCGACATCAGCCTGGGCGAGCGAGGTGAGTTGGGTGATCTTCTTGGTAGCCATTACATGCCACCTCCGAGGAGCTTGGTGGTCGCCACGCCGCCCTGCTGTCGGGTTTCAGCCGTCGACATCATGGTGGATGCGCGGCCCTTGCGCCGTCGCAGGCGGGTCGATTCGATCTCGCGCTGCTTTGCCATGTCCGTTTCCGGCGCCGGCGGCGGGGGTTCGATCTTCGGCATCTTCGGCTTGAACAGACCTGACATGGCTCACCTCATGGCGCACATGGCGCGAGTCTACCCAAGCACGGCGTAATCTGCTACTGCGGCACCCGGCATCCGCCTGCGCTCCGTACCGCGGAAGGGTCGCCGTCCCTTGGCAAGGTACCGGAAGGCGTCTGAATGGTGGCTCGTCCAGTCGTGCAGCGGCCTGTCCTTGAACCGCTGGAGCTTGTCGTCGTACTCGCGCCGGTACTGCCGCAGGGCGTCGATCGCCCGGGTCATGCGGCCCTTGGCCTCGTCCGGCGTCTCGCCCGGGAACGGGTCTGGCGTGGCGTTGAATTCGCAGATCGGCAGCATCATGCGCACCGCCTGGATGCCGTCGTCCACCGAGTCACGCTCGAGGATGCGCGGCTTCAGCCCGTATCCTGTAGCCGTCTGCACCCGAGTCGCGCCCGAGCCCCACTCCTGCACCGCACCGTCATGCGGCCAGATGTGCTCGCCATAAACGTAATCCATCGCGAGCAGCTTCTTGGCATACCAGTCGAGACCGACGCCGGAGCCTTCCAGCACGTTGATGATGCGCACCTTGTGGCCGATGAACTGGTAGAACCAGATCACCGTCGAGTCGCCCACACCAATATCCCATGCCGTCCCGACCGGCTGGCCGGGGATATGCGGGAAGGAACCGATGCGCCCCTGCAGTTCGGCAGAGCGCATGAGTTCGCCAAAGTACGCGCCCGGTATGTCGGCGTCAAAGTCGCAGTAATACTCCTGCCGGATGATGGCTTCGGCTTCCTTGTCGCCGCGTTCCATCTTGAGTTCTTTACGCTCGCGCCGGATGGTGTCGAGCGGGATGGCTTTGGTGTCCTCGACGGTGAGCACTTGCCCGAACCAGTCGCGATCCTGCGTGGCGTACTCAACCAGCCGAGCAAAATGGTTCCTGCCGCGGGGCGTCGAGATGAAGATCGCCCAGCCGCCGTTCTCGGCAAGGATCGGCCGCAGGAACGCCCATGCGTTGGGATCGGCTAGCGCGTACTCGGAGAACACGACGCCAACCGGCGGCGAGCCGATCAGGCTGTTGTAGTTGTCAGAGCCCACGACCTGCCAAGTGCTGCCGTTCTTGAACCGGATGAACATGTCCTGTTCCCGGGTCGATTCCCGTATCTCTGGCGGGAATGCGTCGTCGATGCGTCTGCGACCGGTGTGCGGGTTGACCGCGTCCCAGATGGCTTTGCGTGACTGGTTGGCCTGCGGGAGCATGTGCCAGATGCCGCCGACGCGAGTCATGGCGCTGACCGCCGCCCAGTGCAAAGAGATGTCGTCCTTACCGGATCTTCGGTGCCACGCAAGGGCCAGACGTTTCGTGCCGGCTTCGAGCGCACCCCATGCGCCTAGCTGGTACGGGCGCGGCCTCCAACCGTTAGCCGGCAGTTCGATCGTCGGCATTCGTCAAGCGCACCACGTTGACCGTGAGCCCCACATTGCCAGAGTGCTCAACCTCGGCTTTGTCACCGTACCGCTTGGGCAGGAACTTGGAGGCGAACCACTTCCGGGCATCAAGCTCGACACGGGCCTGCTGGGCGTCGATGACCCCGTTCCGCATGTCATCAATGACCTGCTCGGCTTTCTCGACCTGATCCTGCGCCAAAGCCTCTAACGCGCGCGCGTAGTGGTCGCCCGCTGCTGCCTTGAGCGCCGTTGTCCTGAAGGTCGCTCGGCTGATGCCCACTTCGACACAGGCTGACCGTTCCGACATGCCGTCCTCGATCAGCGCGAGGACTGCTCTGACCTGTTCTGCCCTGTCTGGCATCACTTGGCCATCAGTCTGCGAGCGATGGCACCCTTCCCGGACTTCTTGGCTGCGGTGCGGGCGGTGCTGAGGGCAATGGCGACGGCTTGCGTCTGGGGTCTACCGGCTTTCATCTCGGTGGAGATGTTCCGGCTGATGCTGGTCTGGCTGTAGCCTTTCTTGAGGGGCATGGTTGTTTCCCTTTGCTGGTGGATCGTCTGGCGGGGCAGGCTTGCGCACCCTTGCGCCCCTGCTGAATGTCACGACCGTGGCCGGTTTCTTGACCGGTGGTGAGTTGCATTCCCAGCACCGTAGCCAGTCGCCGAGTCCGTCGGCGATCCAGCCAGATCCGATGCAGTTGGGGCAGAGTGTCATTGCCGCTTCAGTGGGTCACGATACCAGGTGCTGCGGGTTGAGAATGCAGGGCCACCCAATGTCCGCAGTCTTGAAGGTTGTTCGACCTGTTCCGTGTTTCCGAGTTTCGCCG